GAGCACAAAGCTTGCCGTATGGCCTCTGGTGCCATCATCGAAAAGTCCTGGGGACGCAGAAGGTCGCGCTCGTCTGCCTCTATCACCAAGCACTTGTATTTGAAATGCTGGATAGCGTTCAGCTTTTTGACCGTTCTTTCCCTCTCTTTTCCAACGTAACTCATGAAATCAGATATACCTTTACGCTCCGCAAAAAACCCTCCGTCCTCGTGTCCGCCTATGCTGTAGTCACCATGCTCTAACTTCTTGGAGCAAATAACTAGTCCAGGGGGTATTCTGGTGAAAAGAGGCTTTTGTTCCCGAGTATCTATAACCATCGAGAATCCTTCAGGAATAGTCCACCCCTTCAGCTTAAACGGTGCCAGTTTTGAAATTCCTGATCGTGAACCCTTAACCCTCATCTTTTATCCTCGTAAATAGAGAGGGCGTTTCCGCCCCCCCTGTGTTATTGTTTAGGAAACCTCCGCTTAGGTATAAACGGCAACTTGTCTAGTGGGTCTCAGTCGGGCCATTCTTCACCGGTGGTCTTAGCCGCTTTGGGAGCGCTCTTGGCCGCAGACTTCCCTTCGATAGCAGCCTTGGGTGAAACCACCCGGTTGATGTTCTGGTACCCGGACTTATTGGTATCAACGTAGATCTTAACCTGATAGCCGGGAAGCTCTCTCATAAGTTTGGCAAGAACCTTAGGATTGAACATGCCCATATCGTCTCCAGGGAACGCCTTCTCGAACGCCGCCTCAAGTCCAGCAGCAAGGAGCACATTAGCGATCTTCCTTTCCCCGAACTCTGTATCCCAGTCGCAGTACAGCGTGGAGTACGCGCCCTCACTCTCGCCCTCAACGATCTTAAAGTTGATCGTAAGGCTCCGCTTGTTATTCTTGTTGGTGAAATCCTCAACCTTGTCGATCTCAGCCAAGTGCCAACCATCCACCAGCGTTCTGCTTCCCCAATCCGCTTCTGAATTTCCTTTAAACTTCATAGTGTTCTCCTTTGTATATTAATAAGTCTGTCTTTTACCGTTTCTAACGCCAAGCTCAGCTTTCTTGTTAAACAAGACACCCCGAGCAAACTTGAAACTCTTGAGGTACTGGTTGATAGGAACCTTGTACCCCTCATGCAACTCCCGGATATGGATGTCCAAATCCTCTCCGTGTACCCTAAAAGAAACATGTCCCTCTCCTGCATCAATTGCCTCAAAGTCATGACCGCGACAGTGTAAATACGCGACCATCGTTACATCGTCCAGATCCGTAGATCCATCCATCAATCTCTCCTTTCGTTATTATTTTATATGTCCTCAGCTCTTTTCCTCCTTTCCCCTTTTCTTCTTATCTCCATTGCCTCCATTAGCAACCTGGAGTATTTTGCAAATATGAAGGGGCTTATTCTGTACCCCACCTTCCGGTCTCTTGCCAGTAAACTTGCACATGAACGATCCATCGCCCTCAAAGCTGACCGCAGGCGGGTAGACAACCTCGCCGTTCTCATCGGTGCGTGATTCCACTAACCCGATGAAGTCGAAAAACCCCTGCATGTGTTTGCTGTATTCCTGACCCTTCAGAGCAGGAGCTGCACTAAGTTGCTTGTTATACTTAGGGTTCTCCTCTACTCTGGCCAAGCACACAACAACCTTACCAAGCTGGCTAAGTTTACTGATCGAGTTAGTAAATCTCAACATAGAACCGCCGAGTGTTCCGTAGCCCTCCATACTCATCTTCGCACGCATAGTGAGGGGTTTATCAATTCCCTTCTTACTTTTAGCATCTAGCTTATCAAAACCCTCTTCAAGGATCTCGTCGCTAAGGCTGATGGCAATCAGGTGGCTAAGGCTGTCAATAACGATCGTGTTGTATCTCTCGAAGTTAGAGGTGTTATTGACAAACTCCATCAGTTCTTCAAATCCTTCGTAGAACGCGAAGTCAATATCAACGTCCTCGCGCCCAGAAGCCACCACAAACTTCTCCACGCTCCTAGGCTCAACCATAACATACATGACCGGTTCCTTGGCTGTCTGGATGGTCGTAACGCTCTTACCAACCCCCGGTGGTCCATACAGCAACATCAAATCTCCAGATACATCTTTCATCTCGGATCTCTTCCAAATCTTCATATATTTTCTCCTTCTGTCTCCATCGTTCCAAGTATCTCCGGGTAATCACCAATGATTGCTTCCTTTATCCACTGTCCGTGACCTAGGTGGCGGGTTCCTTTAACGGCGTTCGTCTCCATAGTCTTTTCCACCCACGATCTTGGTCCAACGTATTCTAAGATTCTCAACACTCTTACTCTGTCCTCAATTTTCATGTGTTCTCTCCTTTCGCTAAGTCTAATACTAATTGTTCTGATGGATCAGCAGGCGCTGGGTCTACCCACACAATCTTTTCTCTAATCTGATATACGTCCTCGCTCATGGTGTTGAATCTGCATATTCCGAGGTAGTCGCAAGACTGGCCGGGGAACGTGTTCTTGCAACTGCGGTCATTGCGGATGAATCCGTCACACATCAACGCCTCGTGGATATTCATGAATATAATCTTATACCGGTTCCGAACATCTTCCAGGTCAAACTCGTTGCGGAAGAACTTCTTCCCGTACGTATGGGCGTCCTTGTTATATCCCATGAAATAATAAGCGGGTCTTGCCATAACGTCATTATATACCCGTTCCCCAAAAGCTGCAATATCGTCCTCTTCCCGTTTTGTGATCTTCAGGGCCGGTGTCCTGGCAACCTCCATGATACAATACTCCAGATTGGGGTCAGCTAGGAAATAAGTAGCGCACTGGCTCTGAATAAGATAAATGTCCAGGTAATTGTCCGGCCTACTACTGAGTTTGTTCTCCACAAAGTACCCGTCATATTTACGATCATAGAATCCCCTCACCAGCAATCTAACCGCAGATCCGTTTCCCCATGTCCACACGCCATGACCGAAATCTTCTATATAAAGATTAACTGGAGCCTGGAGCCTACCTCCCTCCTCTATTTTAATTCCAAGATCCCTATAGGCCTTATACAGCGCCTTGATGCTCTCTACCCCATGTTCCGGGATATCGTAGTCATCAATGACCTCCTGAAGCCCGACACTCTTGTCCCCCAGGTACCACTGCAACACGGTGTCCCAGAGTTTGCCTAGTTTCAACGGCATCCCCATGTGGGCGTTCTTCACCTGTATTCCCCTAACTTGCTTATAATAGAACAACCTGGGGCATGTCATGAAGTCCTGAATGCTGGAATGGCTAAGCGGCAGGGGTTTATCAGCGATCTCAGCGATACACCGATAGTTCTCCGGCAGCTTGCACAATCCACAAACGCTTTTCTTACTCTGCTCAATGTAATAATGGCACTGGTTGTCTGTGCCGAAGGTGGGACTAAACTTCTCACACAACTCACTTCTCATGCTCTCTCCTTTCTTATTAATCATCAATTCTCATTTTCAAATCTGGCTGCACACTACTCTTTTTTTTTATTCCTGTCAAGCTTTACTTTTGATTTAATAGATATTTCTGAAAAAGCATTTACTTTCCATTAGATTGGTATGCCTATTTTTTATTTTCAGAAAGTTCTTGCATTTAAGTGAAAAGTATGAATATACTACCCGCACGAAAGGGGGAAGTATGATCATAGCAACAATTGAAGTAGATCTAGCGAAAAAGAGATTTAATAATTTTAGTGAACAGATTTATTATGTAGGACGCAGGTTGCGCGATGAACTCTCAGCAATCATCACAAGAGATTGCAGGGTGCACTGCAAGGGTATCGTTGGCACCATTATTAGTTATGTGGTGGAGAAGGAAGGTGGGAGGCACGAACTACCAGATAGAAGCACCTACTATGTTTCGGGCTATCGCAAGCCATTACCCAAAGGAAAGATATTGGTATATGAAAGTAATTAAAGATCTACGCAAGGCGTTAGAGGGCATACCTTCTGATCGCATGATATATGCTAATCACGGTACAACAGAGCTCTATGTTGCTGACGAAACCGGTAGACCCCGCAAGTTCTTCTCGTTCATAGAACCAGAGAAAACTCGAGAGAACACCGTATAATAAACGCCCCTACTTGTAACATGTAGTATGATAACTGCAACAGCGGATGCAACGTCCAGCGACTAGTGTGATACGAGTAGGGGTTGTTTTTATCTATTGACATCTATAACAATATCGTTTAGCGTGCATTCGGAGAGTGCACTATG